CAGCATTATTTTTTAGTTGGGCACCATCTTTTTGTAATTGAAAAGTGTTGCCAACAATACCACGTATTTTTTTGTATAAATCCATAAGAATTTTTTAGCCATTCGGATTTGAGAACCAAACGCATACACGACCTGCACCCGCAGCAGGTGTACCACTTACAGTTACACGAACTACACTAGCACTTGCTACTTCTGTATCTTGTTCTACGCTATATGTTTTATTTACGCTTTGTGGTTTGTTGTCAGTAACAACTTGAAATGCATCTGTATCTGCTGTTGTTCCCACTGTGATATCTGCACCACCAGAATATTGGGTGGTTATTTCTACATCACATTTTTCTACTCTATTTCCTGCTGGAATTTGGTTTGTGCTGTCTTGTGTCGCTGTGTTGTCAATGTCAAAGCAAATTTTTCTAACTGCACCAGTGACATTGCCCACGTCACCAATTTTTATCCATGCACCACCGTCTGCATCCCAAATGTAAATACTGTCTGCTTCAAAACTAATAGTACCACCTGTTAAGGAATCAGTAACAGCAATTGTTCTACCTTCTATTGCTGTTAAAATCTGCATTGGTCTTGCATAGTTTAGTCCATTATCATACAAAAGATCACCGATACTCGCACCACTTCCTGCGGTGGTGACTACTACAAAACCACGTGATGCAGTATTGTTTGGTATAGATACACTAGTATCTGCTTGTCTACTTACAATAATAGGTTTACTTAGCGAATCAGCATATAGTTTGTTTACTAAATCATTGTCTGCAAGTGGTGTTGCACCACGTGCCACAACAAAACCATTATCATTTGCGTTTCTAAATTCTAAAACGCCAGAATTGTTTTTTAGTTGTGGTCCATCGTTGTAAACGTCTATCTGGAATAGAGCACCTATTATGCCTCTTAACTTTTTGAATAAATCCATTGCTAAATTTCTCCGAACTCTACTACAACACGTCCTGCACCAATAGTTGGTGCATTTTGGATGTATACATTTAAATTTTCTACTGTGGCACTTTCTCTAAATGGCACAACATGAAAAACGTTTTCTTTATCTGGCCTATTTTCGTCTATATCCATTATTTCTGTGTTGTTCGCTGGAAAGCCTATTGAAATAGTAGCATTATTATCAAATGCTTGTTCTATTTCTAAGTAAACGTCTTTAATAAAATCACCTGGCGAAAGCACTATAAGCGTTTTTTGTGGTGTATCATTAAAATCTATATCCACCGATATAGTTCTACTGTTATTGCCTTGCTGTGTGTTTTCATCTTTACATGCTTGTATGTATGTTCTGGCAAATCGCATTTACACACCTTTAACAATCTACAATTTGTTGTAACTGCCTTATATCGATTCCTTCTAATACTTGCGCAGCATCTTTTGCCCTTACCCATATATCACCATCTGCGCGAATAAAAAGTTCGATTTGTCCACACGTTGCAAGGTTTCTCTTGGTTTTATCACCTAAATTTGTTCCTGCTTCTGTATCATCTGCTGCTACACAAAAATATATATCATCACGGAAAATTGCCATGTATCCGTCTGTATAATCATTTGTATAATCTGTTATCTTAACAGGTGTAGAACTTGAACCAGGAACATCTATTTGCTTTAGTTCTCTTATGGGAAGTTCTAATATACGTTCTCTGGTTCGCTGTTCTCTTGACATTTAGCCACGCCTTAAATTAAGTTACTACTTGTGCAGATACAAATGCATTTGCCTGGTGCAGCGCAGTTACTGGTGCGCTTTGTACCATAATCCATCGCACGCTTGGGTCCATTTCCTCCCAGGATTTAGGGAACCAGCGAACAGCACCTGTTACCATTAGGTCACGTATTGCCGCATAGTGTCTTGCTGCACGCGCACGTGTACTTCCTAAAATAATTCGTTTTGGTTCTACCATTGGTTCTAGTGTGGAACCATCTAGATACCATTCGTTGTATGAGTACACATCAAGTGCAGGATGTTTTAGAGTACCTAAGAAAGATGCACCGTTAGGTAATGCGCGCGGGTCGATTTGTCCCATTTCAATTCTTCGCGTATCTAGTGATTGTCTAACTTCGGTATTTGTTAAGAAATTGTCTACAACATCTTGCCCAAGAATTAATACATCTGGTACTAGTCCTGTGGCTTTTTCGATTAAACGCGAATATTCGCGCAAGTTTTTTAAGGGATCACTTGCGGAATTTTCCCACGCATCTAGTCCTGTTTGGTCTGTAATTGGGCTGCGATGTTCGGCAGGCATTTGAAAATCTAAAAGTGCATCTATTCCATCACCTTGTATTGGCACTTGTCCATCTATCAGTGCTTTTGATGCCATCCATTCTTCACGACGAATTGCCATTTCTTGGAGTGTTGCAAGGTCTTTTGCTACCTGTTCTGCTGCGCGTTCTGCCATAGAAATACCATTTTGATATATAATTTCTCCTGGTCTACGCTTTAACAGATCACATGCAGTAGTTGCCATTTTTGGTTTGATGTATGGTGGTTTAAAACTTTGCGTTTTCCATCCGATTCTTTCTACTTGCTTACCCTTCATTTTAGGGTGCACAAACGGTGCTAAACGTCTTTTGCCTACCATTACATCTAAATCTACAAATTCTGTTGTAGATTGTTCTACTTGACGAAAAAACGTATCAAGCAAAAAAGTTTTTGCTGGTTTCATCACTTCAAGCATTGGCAGCAATGTTCTGGTATCGAATAAATCAATTGCCATATGTGTTTTCCTTACCTATTGTACATGTATGTTGTGGGGAACTTTTGGTAATACTTTTGTTACTCTGTTACAGGTGTTTTCATGTGTATGTTTAGACTTCTTAGTGCTTGTCTGTTTGCTTCTGATAATGGGAACAAGTCAGAACCTGTACTATTATCTTCTACTTCCTGCACGTTAAATTCACCTGCTTCATAAATAGGTGCTACACAATCTGCTGCACTTGCATCTGTGTCTGCTGCTAGAACAGCAATAGGTACTTCACTGCCATCTGCGTTTGTAGATATGGCTAGTTTATACTTGTCATCACCAGTTTTTTTCCCTAGCAAAGCACCACGTTTTAAGTTTTGGCCACTTTCAATAGTAACGCTTTCTGTTACTTTTGGATAGTCACCAGCGAAAAGATTATCATATGTGTAATTTTCGCTTGTTAATCCTAGATTTTCTGCCATTTTTTACTTCCTTATTTTGTCTTTTTTATCAAAAATAATATGTAAAAACAGTTTTTGTTTTAGCCTTTTATCCAGTGGCCATTATCAGAACTTGTTTTAACTACTGTGTTTTGCACATGTGATAAAATTTTGTTTAGTTCTTCTTCGCTTTTTGCGTTTTCTTTTGGAGCAACATTTTTTACTTCGTTCATTGATGCGCTTTCATTTTCTAGCGCACTGCTACTTGTGTTTCTGTTGTGCTTTTGTTCTTTTAGGATTGCTGTTGCAACATCACCTGCTGATGTTTTTCCATCGAATTTATATTTTTCTGCAACTGCTTCAAATCCATCTGGTGTTATATCTTCTATTTCTTTGATTCTTTCGCGTTCTGTGTTGCATCCTTTGGCAAAACCTGCGTTGTAACTATCCTTTTCAATAGCTTTTAGTGTTTCGCTGTGGTTTTTTGCCAAGTATTCTTTGTTAATTTCTAGTTTTGCTACCGCTTTTTGTTCGATACTTGCAACAATATTTGGTGCATGTTTTGCTAGAAATTCATGTGTAATCTCAGACACATTAAATTGCATAGGTTTACCCCCGTTTGATAAAAATTTACCACTGTTTATACTTTGACGTTCTAACACAGCATCTAAGGTATCTATTTGACTTGCCATGCCACGATTTATACAGTCTTTACCTATATATACCCTGCCATCACCAAAATTTCTAGTAACACTATCTTGTGATATCCCTAGATATTTTCCTATGTTTTCTGTCATTATAAAATATAACTCGTTTACTTTGCGCTGCAATTCTTCTGCACCTTCCTGTGATAGTGGAGTATGTGCAGATGTTACGCGCTTAAATGGTGAAAATGTACTCACTACTTCTGTGGTTTTTACTCCGTGCATTTCTTCCATCTTTGAAATGTCTTGATGTAGCGCAACTACACCCACAGAACCACATTTAGCAGTGCTGCTGCCATTTCTACCATTCAAAATTCGCTGTGTACATGCTGATGCAATCCAATATGCACCACTTGCTGCTAATTCATTAATAAAAGCGGTAATAGGCTTTTTTTGTGATGAATTAAAAATTGATTCCGATAAATCTAAAACACCGTCTACTTCGCCACCTGGACTATCAATATTAAGAATAATTCTTTGCACTTTTTCCATGGCCATGGCGCGATTTATTTTAGCTTTAACTACTTCTGTGGATGTTGTGCCACCGAAAAAAAACGCAAGTTCACTTGTGCGCTTTTCTAATACGCCTATTACATCAATAACTGCTACGCCATTTACTATTTTTAGACTTGCATCTTTATCTGCATCTGCCATCATTTTTTCAAAATGTTTACCTGGTGACATTTGCGAACAAAATTTTTGCATATCTTCTGCTGTAAAACTATCATACTTTGATTTCATCATGTTTAGATAGTCTTGCGTTAGTGCGTAGGGTTTATTAAATATCATCTTCGTTTCCTTCGCTTTTTGGTGGTGCAGTTGGTGGTGCTATTTCTTGTATTTTTCTTTGGTGGTTTGCGTTTTGCTTTCTTATTATTCGTATATCATGGCCACGTTTCGCTGCTTCTTTTTCATGGCTAGATAATCCTGTTTCAATCAGTATTTTGCTTGCATTAGCATCTTGAACAGGTTGTATTTGCCATTTTGCTGGTCCTATCCATTCATGCTTTAGCCATGCTGCACGTGTCATAGGATCACCAAAACCAGGTGCTGTTATTATTCCCTTATTTACCGCATCTTCAAACCACAGTTCATACATAGGTTTGCAAAAGTCTTGTATCATATCTTCTCGCTGTACTTCTACGTACATCCAATATTGTTCAAAGGCTGCGCGCGCTGCGCTAAATGAAGATGTGAAATGTAATAAAAGAATTTCAATAGGAATACATAGGCCTGCTGCCACTTCTTTGTATTTGGCAAATACAAATGGTTCATAGTTGGCATTTGGTCTGCCTGGTGTTAAAGATTGTATAGATTCACCTGGCATTAAATCAATCACTGCACCAGGTGCAAAACGTATTTCTTCCTGTGTGCTAGAATTGTATTCTACTTGCTGTTCACCACCTATTGGTGCTATGTCTTCGTTTATTGGGCTTTCTTCTTGATCTGACTTTATAATAACAGCAGGATCACTGGCAAGAACTGCGGCAAAAAGTTCTGATTGTCCGTATCTGTCAAGCTGTCTTAATCCTTCAAGAACGTTTGCAAGTTCTGGTATATTTCTGGCACTTCCTGGTCTATCTTCACTGTTACCAACGTGCATTACACGACGCATTCCAGTAAATCTACCGTGAACTTCTACACGTTTCCACTTATAGCTTTTTTCTAGTTGGTTTATGTCGTTTGGGTGCGCTTGCAGTACATGTATTGCTATTTCTTCGCCATTTATGCCTACTTCTATTCCGTCTACAAGCTTTTCTGTGTTCATCGTGTTGTTTGGATTGCTTACACGATCACCTTCTATTACATTAGTTTTAATAGAAAAAATATTACCTACTTTTTGCTTGTATGGTGTCAAAGAAAAACAATCGCCACCTACATATTTACTTGCATAGATTTGTCTTTGTAAGCCATAAAAATTTCTTTTTCCTGCTGCGTCGCATTCTCTTGGAGAATTAGCCCAAATTGTAAAAGCATTTTCTATTTCCGCTTCTTTTCTTTCCGCTTCTTCTAGCGTTAGTCCTAGCTTTTCATTATCAAGAGAAACATTTAGCTTTAAACCTTTTCCGATAACGTTAATAGTATTTCTTTTTACTGCTGCCTTCGCCAATGGTTGGTTATAAAGCGCATCACGACATTTTTTTACTATCTCGTATCTATCCCAAGGTGAATAATCAACGTTTGGAGCTCCCAAACCTGGCATCCATGATGCAGTTTGCCTGCGTGTTCTACTCGCAGCATGATATGCAGTATCTTGTAATATGGCTTTTTCTTTTTGGCTATTAGCTTTGCTGCCATAGTTACCAATATAATTTAGTGTGTTTTTTACTTTTTGTAAAAGACTTACCATTTATATTACACCCCTGCGTATCCTACGCTTTTTACCTGCACCTGTTGTTTCATAACGTGCCACCATGCCACGTAAATATTTTTCGCGTTTGTATAGGCTTGCTAGTTCTGGATATTTTAGAGCTCTATCAGCTATATTGTATTCTTGCGCGCTTTCTTCTATTTTTTGTATTGTTGCCTGTACACGTTCTAGCTGTTCTGTATATGTTTGTATAGCCACTTTAAAACGTCCTTCCTTTTGAACGCATACCACGTTTTTTTGCGTACCTAACTTTGTTTTGTTGTACACCTTTTCTAATATCGCGCATTAGCACGTGTCTAACATCTTCCATTAATGATAGTGAATAAATAAAGGATGAAAAAAAGTGTTGCGGTGCACCTTTATACCTTGCTGTCCAAGTTGTTTTACCATTTCTGTTTCTTTTGCGAATCTCATTAGCAAAATGGTTAAGGTACATATTAGAAACATCTCTTGGAAACGTCCAAGCACCTTTTGTTCCTGGTTCCTGTTTAATCGCATATGCATATTCATCTTTAAAAAGATCACTATTTATTGAAAATATTTTTAAGCCTTGGTATTTGTGCTTTTTATACAAGTTCTGTTTGTATCTCGGTAAATCCTGTGCCACTCGAACTAATAATTTGTCTTTTTGTGTTCCTAAATCTAGCAGTGGTATGTGCCGTGGTCCTGCCATTAAACAATAATCATAGATTCTTTGTTGTATTATTCCATCTGTGGCATCGTAGCACGTGCCGTGCAGTACTTTTTCGTATCGCTGCAAAAATTCTTCTATTTCATCGAAATAATAATTGCCTTTGTCATCGCGCCACTTTACACAACTATAATCTATCACGTGTGCAGATACCCTGCCTTCATTTTTGAATGCAGTTACAGTAATAAAGGCTTTTCCAGTGCGCTGCAAGTCTACGCCTGCTGTATATAGTGCGTATCCTTCGCCAATTTCACCTATTTTCCTTGTTAAATCTACATGTTCTGCTATGTCTTTTGTTTTTAAACTAAAATGTATTTGGTTGTCGGGTACTTCTGCAAGTTCATCTGTGAGAAAAGATTTTAGAGCTTCTACACCACCTGCTTTTGCTGTGAGAAATTCACAAGCCAAATCTGCCCAGGGCATCATTATGGAATAAAGCGCAGATACATGTGCCGTTTTACTATCACTTGGTGTTTCTTTTTTTCTTTCGTATGTTTCGCTATCCACACACACAAATTTACCAGTGTTTATGATATCTAGCTTCTGTTCTTCCTTCCATTTTGATTCACAAAACATGCATTGGTAATGCGTTGTTTCTTTTACTTTTTCATAGTCCCATACACCATCATCTATTTTTCCTTGCCACTTTAACTGCGTAAATTTAAGTGGCTGCGCTTCTTTGCAATCAGGGCAATCTACATACCATTGATAAAAGTTACCTGTTCGCATTTCCTGCGCGCTGTGGTGTGATGGATCATCTGGTGGTGTTGTTCCAAATATGCCACACCTGTTTTTGCCTTTAAATGTTCTAGCACGCTTTTTTACATAACTAATGTTGGTTTTCCATATACCGCATTCATCACCAAAAATGAAACGCGCAGGTTTACTGCGTAGGGATGTTTTGTTCGTGGCATAACCTACTTTTAGTTTTGCATTATTTACTTGGAATGCTTGTTTTTTCCAAGTATCTTTTTTTATTGCGTCTTTTCCGCTTTCGTCTAGGAATGCTTTTAATCTTTCGGATACAAATAGTTCTGCTTCTTCCTGTACCGATTGAACCCAAAGGCATGGTATGTTTCCATCACCTTGGATAAACTGCGATACAAACAAGAATACACCCATCATAAAAGTTGTTTTACTTATTTGTGATCCCATAATTAAATAAATCCAATCCGTTTTTATGTCGTCAAACCACTTGCATAATTCCCTTATCCAGGGTGCATAACGTATTTCAAACTTTTTAAAACGGTCATCATCTGTTAAATTAAAACCTGCTTCAAAAAAATCTAAAATACTAGAATACTTTGGTATTGACGCACAACTACAAAAGCTTTTTATTATTTCTGCGTCTAGTTCAAACGGTGGTGGCACATTGTCTAGCATGACAATGCATTTTCTATATCATCTTCTTCTGTAACACCAGATTTTAATAGCAACTTGCGAAAACTTGCGCGCAAGTGGTCGTTATAATTTTTTCTAATTTTCCCAATGGTGTTCAAGTCAATGTTGTAATCAAAATGCCATTTGTCGATTAATTCGCGCTGCGAATCAAAAAGAACTTTAAAAATCGTAGCAATATTATGTTTTACATCCGTTTTTAGTATGTATTCCTGCATTGCTAGTTTATTTTCACGCTGCACTTTTCGTGCTTGCTCTATTTTTAGTGCCGTTTGTGCTTCTGTGTACGTCATGTGTGAATGTATGATTGCATCTTGTGTGGTGGGTATTTCTGGCAGTTCTTCTGCCTTGGGTGTTACCACATATTCTGCATGTACTTCTTCTTCCACATGTTCTTTTTGTGGCAATTCTTCCTGCGGCACTTCTTTTAATTCTTTTAGCTTCTTAGCACTTAATCTTGTTTTTCCGCTTTTCGATAGTTCGAGCAAATAACGCATAAAATCATCACGTTCTATTAGCCATTTAGGAGTGCCTTTTTTAGCTTCTTTGTTCTCCGTGCACTTTACCTTGCCAAGTTTGCACCACTTTGTAATGCTTTGCTTGGTTTTTCCGCTAATAGCACATGCTTCTTTTATCGTTATATATTCCTGTGTTTCTTCTTTTGCTCTATTCATCGCGCCTTTACATTAAAAGTAGGTATGCAGATTGTGCTGCACACCTGGAAAAACATAAATGATATCTTGAGGTAGTGCAAAAATGCACTACTTCCAATCATCGATATGTATTTTTTAACATTTTATGGACAGAAGAATATCCCATAACATTTTTATGCGGTTTATAAAGGTAAACAATGTGAATTTATATCAGTCAACCAGTAAACTTATGCAGTAAACTTTCGTAAGTTATTATTTTGCATGTGTTTACATGAAAAAGTGTTTGGCTAGGTTTACCGTCATAAGTTGACTGGTTGACCGCATAAGTTGACTGGTTGTTTTCAAGGTGTGACTGGTAACATTGCTACGACCTAAAAAAGCAGTCAGCTAGAATGCTTGATTTTATTAGAGTCGGAACGCTTGCCCCATATCGTAACG